GTGTTGAGAACTCAGGCTCCAACACATTTCCTGAAGCATCGAATAATATCTTGCAGTTGTTGTCTTGAAGGTAAGCCTTAGCTGAGGTAGCTTGGATGTTCTCTGTCAAAGGTCTTAGGTATCCATCCTTATACATAGATATCCTCACCCAATTCACATAATCAGAAGGAAGAACAAACCTCAGGGTGTCACACACCGATAGCTCTAGGACCTTTATCTCTTTGAATGCATCGTAGTTCAACTCCTGTATGGCTCTCTTTGCGTGGAACAACACCTTGTATCTAGGCTCGTTGTTTATCAAAGAGTGGTTGCCTGAGTACATCAACATGAAGTTGTTGACAATGTCAGACAAACTTACATACTGATATGATCCCCAATTAGCATCCTCAGGAACTGCCCCTGCGTTTTCGTAATACTGATATGCACTTAAATACGCCATGTCTTATTTTTCTTCAGCAATATCCTGAGTCTCCTCTGAGTTAGCAAAGCCATATACCTCAGCCTCTCTAATAGATACTCCTGCGTACTGTAATATTTTTAATACTAATGTGACCTCATCCTCTATACTCAACTCAAAGTCCTGAAAGTCTGCGGCACTCTGATCAAAGGTTGGCTCTCCATTAGTCAATGATACATAGGTCCACTTAGGATCTTTAGGATACCTGATGTAGTTGCACTCAACCTCAGTTGGAGCATCGAATGTAGATGGGAATACAGTGATGGTGTCTCCGTCTAGTGTATATGCCGGGAACAGCTCCGATGGAGCTGTCAGCATTGAGTTGTTGAGTATAGTTATTTTGCTTTGATGAACCTTCTCAGCCTCACCCTTAAAAACTCTAGGGGGCGCAGAGGCATCATAACACAAGACCTTTAGTATTAGGTAGTAATCATCCCCGGTAGTTGTTATTGATGGAGCAGAGAATCTATTGTCAGCAACATGAGTAAGATCATTGGTTACCGAGAACAGATCAATAACCTCCTCAAGACCTTTCTTTATATCGGCGTATCCCGTTCCGGACTGCCGAGTGTTTTCTTTCATTACCTGATAGTTGTACTGATAGAAGTAGTCCTGAAACAAATCCAACTGCGCCTGCTTTGCAAACAGGTTAAAGTCTGAAGGAGATAAGTATCCGTAGTTATTTTTATTCAATACCGAGAGTACAGTATTCCTAACTGAGTTTATCATTTTCAACCCTTTTCACAAAGATAAACAAAAAAAAAGAGGGGCTCATTTTTGAACCCCTCTCAACTAAATCATGGAAAGCAGAAATCATGAAAGTTGATTTTCTAACATCTTTAATGCATCTAACCCATCGTCACTCTTAAGATAAGAGGATACCACATACATGGGGTCCTCCCCAAAGGGAATCATCAGCATTCTCTTTTTATTAGAAGGGGTGTTGAAGTATACCTCCTTCTTATTATTCCTGAAAGATAATAATTTTTGATCAAAGAACTTTTGAATATTTGACTCGTAGCTCAGATTAGGATCAGATACTGCCTTTATGAAAGATCCGGGGTCTGCCTTAGCATACCGGATCATGTCTCTTTTGAGCTCTGCCGTACTTAATGAGTCAGGGTTTCTCTCGAAAAGAACTCGAGTTAAGTTCTCAAGATCCTCCACGTTTAAGTTCCTAGCCTCATGAAGAGCATCAGCCTCCATGTTCATTTGCTCTAGCTCCTGTTCAGCGTCCTTCTTATCATCAATCTCAACGAACCTAATTCCGTTGTATGGATGATAGTGAAGAAACTCCTGAAGGACAGGATTAGTTCTAGGAACTGTCAAGAAACCATCCTCAAAGATGATAGGCTCAACAATCGCCTGACCATCCTGCTCGTCCTCAAATGGGCTGTTCTGATTTCTAGCGTATCTGAGTGATCGGTTGGTCTGAGTATTCTCGTCAAAATGAAGTAGTGGGAATGATCTAGTGTTTCTTACGGGAAGTATGTAAGATAAGGGGGCCGCACCCCTTGTAAGCTTGTATGTCTTGTCTGTTAATTTAGATTTCATTTTATTAGATTTTTCTCCCATCAGTGGGAGGTTTTAATAAAGGGGGCACTAAGGCCCCCAATATCAGATGAACATGTAATATTACTCTTGGAAGAGGAAGAAGTTGTTCGCACCCATGGTACAAACACATCTCTCTGACAAGAAGTTGACCTCCATTGCATCAAGGTCGCTAGTAGCTGCGCCACCTGCTGAACCTGTGATCCAAGTCTTGTATCTTCGATCCTCAGTTTGAGAAGCTCGATACCGGACATGAAGGAATGGTCGCTTGGCGTTCTTGCCAAGAATTTGATCGTACACAGTAGTAGAACCTGCAGGGACTAATAGTCCATTTACACGCCCTGATCCTGCACCTGTCGGTAGACCACCTCGCATTGTTGGGTCATTCAGATATTTCCAATCGGTCTTGTAGAAGTCGTAACCTCTTCGGAATCCGGAGAATCCAAGGTTAAGAGCCATCTCCTCATCGTTGTCAAATAGACCATAAGAGGTTCCACCTGCACCATAAGAGTTCTGAGCTGCCAACATATCGTCAACATCGAAACCAAAGTTTCTATCCAAGAAAACCACGTTCTCTTCAATAGCTCCTTGGTTATCAAGTCGGCTAATGATGGTGTCCCACTCAGCAAGAGTAGCGGGAGTACCGCCTCCCCATACATTTCCTCTTTGACCAACAACGTGAAAGATTCCTTCTGAACCTGCTGATCCGGCTACACCGGCAACACCTATAGCAGCAATTGCTCCTGATCCTACTTCAGCAGGAACAGCCTCAATCATTGCTGTCTCTAGGTAATCGTCAAATCGTAGTCGAGTCTCATGCTCAGACTTCAAGTACCAAAGGTATCCTGTAGCTCCGTTCTCAGTGGTCACTTCGACCCATCCGATCTGAGCCATGTCAGAACCATTAACAGAGTACTTATCCTTTAGGATGATCGGCTTATTGTCGAAGATATCATCGTCAGCCTCCAAAGAGCCCTGCATTCCTGCAGTTCCTTTTTGGAACTCTGAACCATAGATGAAGATAGTACACACAGCAGCAGCAGCAAAAGCTTGCCCCCCCGCCTCGTAGTAAGCAACATCTATTGTGCCTCCTGCCGTATTAACACCGGTAACAACAGCTTTATTCTGTCCGTTACCTGCGTTCTCAGTTACAACAATAGTCTGACCTACTCGGATAGCGATGCTACCTGTTCCCGGTACTAACGTGTCGTTAACAGTGATTGTAGCTGTGTCTGATGCAGCAGCGGCTGCTGACGTACAGTCTACATATTTTGTGTGAAGTCTTCCTTGCTCTGCCCATTTTACAAGATCAGAGTTGGAAGGCATTTCTGCTCCTACCATTCTTAAGAATGAGGAGATTGTTCGATTACCATATCTTTCAAACTCCTTCTCGTATGTATCAGGTAGATACTGATTAAGGAAATCGAAGTTGGTAATATAGTTTGTTGCCAAGGGAACCTGCTCTGCGCTAGGCTGAAGTTGGAACCCCGGTGTGGCTAATACTGAACCTGCCATTTTTTTTCGTTTTTAAATTATTTAACTTCTGTTTTTTGAACTGCGAATCTTCAACCCACGACCTGAGTCGTTAGATAAAGACCTCACAGTTGTCCCTGATTTAGAAGTAACCTCAGGTGCTCTGCGCTCAGTCATATTGACATTTTTAGTTTTACGCATCACCTCCTCAGTCGCCTCAGACTTGCCCTGCTCATAAAAGAACTTGGCAAACTTTTCAGGATTCATAGCCATCGCTAATGCTCGGTGGTATCCTGCAGCGTCAGTGATCATTCCCTCTTCGTTGAGATACTTACTGATGAAGTTCATCGGTGTCTCTTGGGCCTTCTTTAACTGATCTGCGTCACCCGGAGAAAAAGTCACAACCTTGTCGTCATTTAGTTTAAATTCAAAACCTTTAAATTCACTATCAAATAACTCTTCAGTCTTTTTGGAGAACCATTCTCTCCTTCTCTCTCCCTCCTTTTTCTGAGTTTCAGCTTCTGCTATATATTGCTTATAAGTTTCGATTTCCTTCTTCTCTTCCTCGGATACAGAACCCCGGCTTGACTCAAGCGGTGCAGCGTAAGATTCCTTCTGTTCTTCGAAATACTTCTTAGCTTTAGCAATAGTTTTCTTTTTGGCTAACTTTACTTTTTTAACATCAGACTCATCGTCTAGATCCTCATCGTAAATAAAGTCATCCATCATGGCCTCTATATCCTCAGAGTCTAATCCCTCCTCGGTAGCCATGAAATATTCTTTTAGCAAAGAGTCCGGATCCATAGAATCAAAGTCCCTATGTAGCCTAACATAGTCATTGATCCCTCGACCTGTCTCTTTTTTATACTTTAGATAGGAAGCCACATCATCAGGAAGCTCTTCTTTAGCTTCTCTTTCGGCTAGGAGCTCGTCCATAGAGCCTATCTCCCTATCGTA